CGACCCGCTGCCGCTGTGGCCAGCGCGTACAACTGCCGCTACAATAACGCGCGCAAAAGCAGGGGAGGGCTCGACGTTGGTCAGACCACCTACCACTGTAGGGTCGTAATAGAGAATATCCCCGTCACTAAACGCGGACGTGTTAATACCGCGCACAACGCCGAAATATGTAACGAACCCGGACTCATTTTTGGCGATGTCCTGCGTTGCCACGCCCATAATCAGAAACCCGTTGGTCAGACCCGCGCTGGCAGGTGCGCCTTTTAGCCTGCCTGAGGCGCCGACAGAGCCGGTAAACATAACAACGTCGCCGTTTGAGATGGCAGCGTCTGCCTTGATATGGTAGAAGGTCTCCAAGCCAACCTGCTGTGTGACTCCGCCACCCATCGTCAGGTCCAGAGTGGAGTCGCCGTCGTTCCAGCTCAGCTGGCCGTAATCCACGTTTACAAGTTCGCGCGTCAGAGTCAGCTCTGTTGAGCGCAACGGGCCCGGATTAGACATCTGCTGCGTGTAGATCGCAAACGACTGCATTACATCGGCAAAATACCGTTGCTGGTACTCCGCGGGGGGCGATGCAAAATATGGAGTGGCGTTAATGTGGCTCATCTACGGCCATCCGGTTGAAGCCCGTAACGAAGTGCGCCGAGCCGCCAGTCTACGCCGACATCCGTGGACTCGACTCTAATGCTGAACTGCCTGCCCCGAAGCCGCAGATGGACTTGGTCTGTGCTTTCGAGGATCGTGGACGTTGTTTCCTTAGAGAAAGACGCACCTGAGAAATTCCGAACTCGAGTGGTGATGTTTAGCGCCGGAGTATCCGACGTAGAATCACGGAAGCCAACATCAGGCAACAGGCGCCTCACAAAAGTAAACTTCTCCCCGTCTCCCAAGTCCATCGGACTAGAGGCAATATACGCATTAATGGCCTGTGCGGGCGTCGTGCTACCGTCGTCGCTACCGAATTCATGGTTGTATAGGTTGTGGTCCGTACTCGCAGCGATAGGATAGTCCTCAATACCTCGCTCTACCCAAGCTGTTCGCGCCATATTCCCATGATACCACGTCTGTTCCATGTAGTTGAAAACGACGTAGCGGTCGTTTTCAGAGCTGGCGGCGGAGGGATAGAACCACCAGACTTCACTGTTCTCGGTGTTGAGTGCCGCGGTGATTTTGCTAAGCTGCAAGCGGTTCATGTCATCAAAAACATAATCTCTGACTGCGCAGGGCAAGCGCGTTACGGCCCCGTTGTAGTAGTAGAAATCGGTCAAGCACATCCAGAATGCCTGCTCGTCCACAGTCACGGCGGCCATAGGAGAGGCGATGTTGATGTTTTCAGAGAGAAGTTGCAGGCCGAAGGTGTACGGAGGTCCAAGAAACTGCATCCCGTAGAGAGCGGTATCCGTAAAGACCAGCGTTTGCTGCCGAGCCTCAAGCGCCAAAACGATTTCGGAGCCGGAGGAAAGCTGCAAACTTCCCGCTGTATTGGTCGAGAGAGTCTGCCAATCCGATAGGTTTTCTTGGTCCGAGAATCGGATAAGCATCGGGTCTTGAACCCCAATATTGTCTTCCGAGTCGCACCCAAAGGCGATGACGTGCCGATCTCGGTCAGAGATCATAACTTGTTTTGCAATCGTCGGGGCTAAGTTCGACCCCGGCAAGCTGGCAAGCGCAACCCCTCGGGTCGTCAGCCCGTTAGTTTTATCCCAGTAATAGATGCCCCCATCACGCACGTTAAATACTAGGTCTTCGCCGAAGTTATCGTGAGTCCAAAGCCGCAGTTTCGCGCCTGACGCCAAACTAGTTGCGCCAGACCCCCACGCTCCGCGCGACCATACTCCTGCGCCCCAACCCGTGCCAGTGACTGTAGTATCGAGACCCGTGTTGATCTGATACGCACCGATAACCGCTGCGCCACCATTACCGCTGTCAGACGCCGTGGCGAAAACATAGGTCGGGTCAAGGCCCGTGGCCGTCGTAATATCCACAATGGTGCTGACTGTTCGTGCCTCTACGGTGTAAGTGTCGGAGGTGAGCAGTTGGACGACCTGATATTCTTGGTTTAAAATATCGGCCGTGATAGCGTCTCCGAGAGTGCTAGCCCCAGAAAAGGTCACAAAATCGTGTTCCAGCACGCCGCTCCCCGCGCTTGTAACGATAATAGTTGCGCAGTCCACCACTGTAGTGGCGGTATGTGTCGCAGGAGTAGTCCCGTTGATGCCGCGCGTCACCCCCATCAGGCTGTTTCCCACAACAGCCGCGTAGCGGATTTCCTCGCTGTCAATCTTGATCAGTCCAGATGCCGGGAACCCTGTAGCACTCGTCAAGGAAATAGTTGCGTCGATGACGGTCACGTCGGCTGCGAGTGTATTTGCCGCGGCTGAAAATGTTACATCTCCGGCGGCGGTGGTTTCACGGATAGGCGTAATATCGTTATACCCGCCCCCTTCGTTGATGTAGTATTTAAGGTTCGTGCCGACACCCAGATAACGGCTACTATCTAGCGCCACCCATGGTAGCAAAGCACGGCACGTCCCAAGGAACGTTGCGTTGGACAAACGCGCCCAGCCACCAATCTTTTCGGGAAAGCCAAAACGGAATCGGACTTTGTCACAGTCATACCACCCACCTTCGTTGGCGTAGGTTGTGATGTCTTTGTTAATCCCCGGCCGGAATTGAAGTTTTGTCAGTGGCATCGAGCAACCCCGTTAAGTCAATGAGCGTTAACAAACTATAGCACATCGCGTCATGCTTGCAAAAGCGCATCGCGGCACTGCGCCAATGTTGTTAAGGTTTAGTGGGCCAAGTGACCCTATTAGGGAAACCAGCCTGTTGAGGCACATCAAGCAATGATTGACGCAAGGTTGCCACAGATGCTTGCTCGGATGCACTAAGGTCGCCCCAACGCAATGGGTTCATAACAATTGGATCAATCTCTGTCTGCAAACGGTAGTCGCGTTTCTCCCGCTCATTTTGTGCAAGTTCCGCGTCAAGTTCTGCCTGTGTTGGCGGGACATAAGCGGCAACATTGCCAGCGGTTACCATAGCGGCGAGCAAGTCGTCATTGTTCACCGTCATATCGGTATCGGCAGGATCAAGTGTGTAGGGAATCCAGCCATAGTCAGGGTGTTCAATCTCACAGTCAATACAACCGTTGTTGTTAATACGTTTAGCGTTGCGATAGTTTGTCATTACGAAATCCTTAGAAAGATTGTCACATGCGTACCTGCGCTTGATCTACGGGTCGCACCCATACAGCGCCACGTCCCTGGCATTGTTGTAGAACGGGTCATTGGGTAGCCCGCAGAGTTTGCCCCATCGTTAGTTGTGTTGCTAGTAACCGCAGCACCACCGTATTTCAGTCCAGAGCCAGCATAGGTTGAACCTTGGGTGAAGTTGTAGGCAGAACTAGCATAAAGACCAGCCATTGCATAAGTCCCAACAGCACCAACGGCAGTAGGTTGAGTGTACCCAGCGGGGATGCCTGTCAAGGCAGAGCCATCACCGAGCAGGGTGGTCGCTGTCAGCGTTACAAACGTCGGGCTGTCAGTTGTGGCAACGCCTTGATTGATCAAGTCTAATTTCGCGCCATCAACCGACACATCACGGCCATCGAATGTCGAAGTCGAGGTGATCGGCCCAGTGACAGCCCCGCCAGCTTTTGGCAATGCAGCATCCGCAGTTGCGCCTTGTGCGGCTGTGGCGTATGCCGTTGATGCCGTTGTGGCGGATGTGCCTAGACCTAACGTGGTGCGCTGCGCAGAGGCATCAGCATCATCAATAAGGGCGCGACCCGCAGCGGTCAGCGTGGCAACCGCATAAGTGTCCGAAGCCGTTGTGTAAATCATCCGATCCGCTGCCGTTGTCAGGCCAGCTATGGAATTTAGCCCAGCGTCAAAGGCTTGAACGTTTGACCCGATGGCCACGCCAAGGGTAGTGCGCTGCGCAGAGGCATCAGCATCATCAAGGATTGCCCTGCCAGCCGTTGTCAACGTAGCCACAGCATAAGTGTCTGACGCTGTAGTATAGATC